ATCCTGCTGCCTTTCCACGATTTGCTTCTGCGTTTACAGCAGAAGAGAAAGAACCTTTCTTCAAAGCAGCTTCTCTAAGTCTTGCAAGTTCTGCGATATGACCTTCGTAAGTCACTTCATGTTTTTTTAATCTCTCTTCTTTCAGTTCACCTATATACTTGACTACAAGTGGTGAGTATCTGGGGTTAGTTAGCTCTGATCCTTCTCTCATTGCTCTGTCCTTACTGTAACCTGCAGCTATAGCAGCTTCACGTTTGGTCATTGGCCCCTCTGGTCCACCGAATACTAAATACTCAGCGAATCGTTGTTGCATCTCTGTTAATCTTTTTGGTACTCCCATGTTTGACAATTTAAGGGAACTGTCCTATAAAGTCAACTATGTTTGTAAAACATTTACAAGAGTACCTAGACCAGTTCACAAATGGTAAGAAAGGAAATGCAATATCAAATGCAACTATCTATATGGAAGTTGGAAACCATCTAGAAGAAATTGCAAGAATTGAAGTTCAAGAATCAAATATTATTGGACAACCTTCTATTCGTGTTGTATTAAAACCTGAACAAGAAAGAATACTTGTGTCTCCTACAATCACAAAGTAGGACACAATACTTCCCTTGAAACCAGAACAAAAATTTTATGGAAAAATTAAAAAATCTTTTAAAGATTTTTCGCTTATTCGACTTGAAAATAATAGCCTACATGGGACTCCTGATCTATTGGTCTGTAATAATAACGGGCACTTTTTCACAATAGAATTGAAGGTATGCAAGGGGAACAAAATAAGGTTCTCACCTCATCAAATAGCCTTTCATGTTAGGCATCCACACAACACGTTTATCATGGTCCAGACCCTTGATCCATGCACCGTGAAACTTTTCCGTGGCTCTAGGATCTTGGAGCTTGACGCTTGTGGCTTGAAGCTTGAGGCTTGCCGCTTGGGGCTTGATGCTTCTTATTCTTTTTTATCTGAGCTTGGAGCTTGAGGCTTGGTGCTTGCTGCTTGAGGCTTGTGGCCTGGACCAGGCGCACGCTCGCTTGCAGCCGTCGCTTCAGCATTGCTAATGGCCTGATCCAATTTATTACGCTCGCGTAATTCTTTATAATATTTTGGGTGCTTGAAAGTAAACATATTAATGTTTTCCATATATAACAGATTTAATATTTTTATTCCAGCATGCTCTACAGTCAAGACATTTACCGCCCTGAGTTGGCG